GCGATTACCATGTTTTTGCTCTAGCAGGTAACACAATAGGGCGGCAACCTGAAAATGGGGGGAATGGTAATGGATATGATGAATCTGGTGTTAGTTACACGCTGACTAAGACAGACCAGCACGCGATTTGCTATCCAATAAATACGCAGATAGCAACACGCCACGAAGCTATGGGTAAGGGTACTGGAATGGGTATTGGGTTTGAAAGTGACCCTGCATACACATTGCAGGCAGCGCATAGTCACGCTGTTGCTTTTGCGTTTGACAGTCTAAGCAGCAATTCTATGAAATCAAGAAACCCGATAAGTGGGTGTAATGAAGTGGATGTTTCAAAAACTATAGATACAAGCGGATTAAACCCATCATGTAATCAGGGAGGCAATGCAGTTCTTCAAACAATGCAGGTGCGCCGTCTAACCCCAACAGAGTGCGAACGCTTGCAAGGGTTCCCTGATGGTTACACAAATATACCTGGCGCATCTGACACTGGGCGTTACAAAGCGTTAGGTAACTCGATGGCTGTGCCTGTTATGAAATGGATAGGTGAACGCATTCAGGCTGTAGAAAACACCAACACAAAATAGAGCGTACAGTATGAGTAAACAGATATTTAGGCTAGTGCATGACGAAGCGCGGCGCAGGGCTATTCAAGCAGTTAAAGACGCGCAAGATGGATATATCGTCACAGTATCAGAGCCGACAAGAAACTTAGATCAGAACGCGGCATTGTGGGCGATGCTAACAGATATTAGTCGGCAAGTTGACTGGTACGGCAATAAACTAAGTCAGGAAGAATGGAAGTCAGTTTTTAGCTCATCGCTTAAAAAGCAAAAAGTTGTACCTGGGCTAGATGGCGGCTTTGTTGTTTGTGGCCAGTCCACGTCAAAGATGACAAAATCAGAGTTTAGCGAATTGCTTGAGTTAATCGCGGCTTTTGGTGCGAATAATGGAGTAAAGTTTAATGACGATTGGAAAGGTGAGCAATGATTATTCCAGATTGGGCAAAGACTCTAAAGCCAACTAGCCTTTTGAGTAGCAATGAAGTCGCAGTATTGTTGGGAATAAAAGTAAAGGCATTATATAACAGGATTGAAAGAAATAGTTTCCCCAAAGCGGATAGAAGTATTAGTAATAGTATGTTTGGAAAAAACTGCAAGCCAAGAAGTTACTGGTATGTAAAAACAGTTATAAATCACATTAACGGGATTGGTAAAGTTTAATGACCAAAGCGGAACATAAGCACATAGAGCGAGTAAAGAACTTATCATGTGGCGTATGTGGCGAGGGTGAAACATCGGACGCTCATCATATACTGGAGGGTGGGCGCAGGGTCAGCCACTTTGCAGTTATCCCACTATGCAAATCTTGCCACCAGGATAATCATAACGGCATACACGGGCGCAAGGCGATGTGGAATATAATGCACAAGACTGAATTGCTAGTGCTGGCGGAAACAATAGAGAGGTTAACATGATAACGATTAGATTACCATACCCAGTATCAGCAAATAAATACTGGCGCACAACAGTTATAAAAGGCCATGCTGTTACTTATGTTAGCGCAGAGGCTAAGTCATATAAGCAGGCAATAGCGTGGATAGCGATAGCGTCAGGAGTACGACCAGTACATGAGCATGTCGCGCTGAATATAGTGCTGCATCCGAAAATTACTAAGTATGGCGACGCGTCAAAAATATGCTTGGATTTGGATAACTCAATAAAAGTAACTTGTGACGCGCTTAACGGAATAGCTTACAACGACGACAGCCAAGTAAAGCGGATTGAAGCGGAGTACGGCGAAGCTATAAAAGACGGCGGAATGACGGTAACAATATCAAATCATGAAAGGAATTAAATGGAAGCTGCGTTAGTATTGATAATTGGAGTTTCGTTTTTATCGGGTGTTGCGATGGGTTTAATCGTGGAAAAAATCAAAGGAAAAAATCATGAAATATGCTAAAATATTGATAGTAATGATGTTTGCACTTGCTGGTAATGCACATGCTAGAGAGCATCTAGCACCGCTTACAGAGTGCCAGCTTAATATCGTTGTGGCTACTGCTGTTTATCAGTTAAGCATAGTAGATGCAAGAGTGCCAGACATCAGCGGCATGTTGCAAATAGCAGCAATAGCAGTGCAAGACCAGGACACGCTGGACAAGTGGGCTAGGACAAAGGACGCAACGTATAATCTTAGTGATATAAATATGGCGATTTATGATATATCAATGAACATGATTAAAAAGCATAAGCGCAACGTCACGGAAGAAGAAATAAACACCGCAGCTATTAACAGGGTGGCTAGGGTATGTCAGTGATATTGAGAATAAGACTTGAAACAAAAGGAGCTGAAATGCAAAGATTAGATGAAGCTGGAATGTATCCTTTGACAATAGAAAATGTAAAGTTTCATAATAAAGGATTAACTCTACATTTAAGAGGGGGGCACATTTTCGGAGAATTTTATCTGAAATATAAATCAAACTTTGATGCGGCGGTAATAAACCAACTTTTTTCAGCGATAGGATGCAAATTATCGTTAGAAGAAAGTGATAATGTGGAAAGATTGATCGGGAAATCCGCAGATTTCTTAATTAGTCGCGTTGATGTTGATAAGTGCAATGGCGTTAATGTTTTTACGATGAAAATTATTTCTGTAATGCCTTCACCAGAAAATTTTAAGCAATCAAACAAGTATTTTAGAGATGTTATAAAAACGATAACAAATAGGAATTCTGTTTTGATATTTGGTTAGAACAGATAAATAAACCCGCAACGCTTAGAATATCGTAAGATATGCTGGACTAGATGATACTGGTCGATGCGCACCATGCGGGTATCTACACACAAGTTCATATTATATAAAATGAGTATGATGAAAATAGAGCAGATTGCTGTCGACACACTGATACCTTATGCAAGGAACAGCCGCACCCACAGCGATGAACAGGTAGCGCAGATAGCCGCAAGCATACGCGAATTCGGCTTCACGAATCCAGTGCTGATAGACAGCGATGGCGGCATCATTGCAGGCCACGGGCGAGTTATGGCGGCTCGCAAGCTGGACATGCAGGAAGTGCCGTGCATTCGCCTGGCACACCTAACAGACACACAGAAACGCGCTTATATCATTGCCGACAACAAGCTGGCACTAAATGCTGGCTGGGATGACGAAATGCTCAAGCTGGAGTTTGATGAGCTTGAGGAATTAGGATTCGACCTTGAACTGACTGGCTTCACGCTGGATGAAATAGCAGAGTTAGAGATTGAGGAGATACCGTCAGGACAGACCGATGAGGATTATGTTCCAGAGGTGCAGCCAGATCCAATCAGCAAGATAGGCGATGTGTGGCTGCTTGGAAAGCATCGTGTGATGTGCGGTGATTCGACCAGCATTGACGCAGTTGAAAAGTTGATGAATGGACAGAAAGCGGACATGGTGTTTACTGACCCTCCGTATGGCATGAGTTATGGTGGCGGCAGGGCGCAAGGCAACCACTCTCTTAATAAGAGGGGGGGGTAGTTGTGAAAGCGCACGGGATGATTATCGGAGACGATAAGACTGGAGATGATCTGGTCGCATTAGTACGCGATGCGCTATCAACAGCGATGGCATCAAGTAAGTCAGGAGCTGCAACATACGTGTGCTTTCCGTGGCGGACGTATTCTGAATTTGAGGCGGCATTAGAATCTTGCGGCTTAAAGGTTTCTGCTTGCATCGTATGGGATAAGAAGTCGATTGGCCTAGGAAATGCCAATTACCGTCCACAGCATGAGTTTATATTTTATTGCAAGGGAGAGGCGTGGTACGGAGATAAATCACAGTCTGACGTATGGAGCCTTAGCCGTGGTGCGACAGGAAAGTATGTACACCCGACACAAAAACCTGTTGAGTTAATAGAGCAGGCGTTATCTAACAGCAGCAAGGGTGGCGATACTGTCCTCGACCTATTCGGCGGCAGTGGTAGTACGTTAATAGCCTGCGAGAAAACGGGGCGTGAAGCCCGCCTGATGGAACTCGATCCTAAGTATGTAGACGTAATCGTCAAACGCTGGCAGGAATTCACTGGAAAGCAAGCCGCGCTGGAATCAGACGGACGAACATTCACAGAGGTAAGCGATGGCATACAGTCATGACGAATGGGAAACAGTCAGAGCTTTCTATGAGCGAGGATTGTCACTAGCAGAGATTGCGGCAAGAGATGAAGTAGTAATTAAAGACCGCAAATCAATCAGCCGAAAAGCCGCACAAGAGGGATGGATTAAAGGCGAAAAAGCCACACTGGTAGAGCGGGAAGTAAATACAAAACAAGCTGTTGCAGAAATTGCCACAGAAAAAGCGACACTAAATGCCACAGAGCTTTCTGTTCACAATACGCTAGTGTCAGAGCGCACACAGGATGATATATTTTTCCGCAAAGCCAGTTTGATAATCGCGCAGAAAGCCGTAAAGAAAGTGCAGACCGAAGATTGCACGATGATGGAGTTACGAGCAGCGCAAGAGTTAGTCGGCAAGGGTAAAGAGAACATTTACGGCAAAGCCCCAGATACCGCTATCCAGATAAACAACAGCGCCCCGCAAGTCAAAACAATAAATGACTTCTACAGCAACACTTAACCCGAACCTCCGCACGTTTTGGAATACGCCAGCACGTAACCGCGTGCTATACGGAGGCCGAGATTCAAGTAAAACTTGGGATGCAGCGGGATTTGCTATATTCCTGGCGCAGGCTTACAAAATCCGCTTTATGGCTACTCGTCAGTTTCAGAACCGCATAGCTGATAGCGTCTACACGGTTTTATGTCACCAGATAGAGCGGTTCGGAGTTTCGCATCTTTTCGAGATAACGAATACGTCTATTTACTGCCCATCCACGGGTAGCGATTTTATCTTTTACGGGCGGTCGCGCAACATATCAGACATTAAGGGCGTGGAGGGCGTAGATATTCACTGGGCGGAAGAATGCGAGCTAATGACTGATGAGGAATGGTCAATCATCGACCCGACGCTACGCAAGGAGGGTTCGCAGCACTGGCTAATCTTCAACCCCAGATTATCGGCTGATTTTGTTTATCAGCGGTTTATCGTCAATCCGCCTGCTGATACCATAGTCCGAAAAATAAACTACGATGAAAACACTTTTTTGTCTAACACTTCACGCAAGCGCATCGAAGCGATGAAGATAGAAGATTATGATAGCTATGAGCATTACTATCTGGGCGTTCCATGGACTGACGACGACAGGGTAATCATTAAATTGTCGTGGATAGAATCGGCGATTGATGCACATATAAAATTGAACTTCGCGCCAGAGGGTAGGAAGATAATCGGATTTGACGTTGCAGATGATGGTGCTGATAAGTGCGCCAACTTGTACGCGCATGGGTCGGTTGCGCTATGGTGCGAGGAGTGGAAAGGGGGAGAGGATGAATTGCTGAAATCATGCTCACGAACCTACGCAAACGCCCAAGATCGCGGAGCTGAGATAGGTTACGACTGCATAGGTGTTGGCGCATCCGCTGGCGGTAAATTTGACGAACTTAATCTGGCTAATAGCAACCTGATTAAGTACCACAAGTTCAATGCAGGAGATTCAGTGCATGAGCCTGAAAAACCGTATAGATCAGATAGTATGGCGAAGATAAAGAATAAGGATTTTTTCAGCAACTTGAAAGCGCAGTCCTGGTGGCTAATCGCGGATCGTTTCCGTAATACTTATGACGCTATCCACAACGGCACGCAATACAGCGCAGACGAACTAATCA